ATAGATCGCATCGGCAGGGCGCAAAAAGAAAAGTGTGCCTACTGCGGCAAGCGGATCAAGAAGCACTTTCACGTCGATCATATTCAACCGTTGGCCAAGGGCGGGACGAATTGGCCAAACAATTTGCAGCTTCTATGCCCGCCTTGCAACCTGTCGAAGAATGCGCGCGACCCGATTGAGTATGCTCAGTCCAATGGGTTGCTGCTGTAAAAGGACGAGACACATGAAACTCAATCGCTTGCTTCTGGCCTCGGCCGCCGTCCTTGCTCTGGTTACGACGTCGGCGGGCGCGGCAACGGGCCAGATCAATAATATCGCGGCCACGATGTGATCCGTGCGCGGCCTCATTCGCGGCATTAGGTAGCAGTCTCACCAAGGGCCTAATTGACCCTTTCGAGCTCGCCGCCGGTCGCATTCCAACGGATTTGCTTGAAGGCTTCGGCGGCTTCCTCGTCCGACATGCGGGCGACCCGAGCGAGGCTCAGGCTCCGTGCCGCAGTCGAGAGAAGGAAGTGTTGGGCCACGTCTAAGCCATCCCTTTTGGATGACGTAGACCATATTAGCTGATATGGCTGATGTCAACCAAAAAGGATGACCTTGACGAACTTTTTCTTTGATGCTAACCAAAAAGGATGACACCGGAGCAATGTCGCGCCGCGCGCGCTTGGCTTTCTTGGTCGCAAGACGACCTGGCGAAGGCCGCGAAGGTCGGTTTATCCACCGTGAAGGATTTTGAGTCTGGTAAGCGCGCGCCAATTGAGGCCACTCGAATGGCAATGCGAGTTGTTCTGGAGCGGGAAGGGATCGGGTTTTCGTTCGCGAACGAGGGCGGCGTTTCGAGGCCATGTGGGATCACTTACTCTGCGGCCGCCAAGGCCACTGAGGTATAGACGGAATTGCGAGATTCCTGTAAAGAGAGCAAAGGTGGACCGGAAGGGGATCGGACCCTCTAGCGCGCAGGTGGAAATCCGGCACTAGGCAACCAGCCCCGGCCCGAAGCCGAGATCGAAAGCCGCGTTGGCGCGCGACTCCCGATCCCAGCTGACGGCGTAAACGCTATGTCATGTCCCACCTCCTGGAAACGGGTCTACGTTCCAACATTCCCCCGTGCAGCTGTCGGTCAGACTTGAACTGCACGGGGTGAATCCCTTAGCCATTGGCTCCCCGGTTGGCGAAGCTAAGCGAAGCAAAGGACGGCCGCCGTGTCGCGTCGGCGATCACCGCACGAAAGGAAACCAATGTGCCGTCGAGACCTTCCCGACCTACCCGAGATTCAGGAAGCCGGATACGGCTTGTCTGAGGCCTTGGCGATGTGGTGCCAATTCCAGAATACGCCGGGCCTGTCCGCAGAAGAGGCTAGGGCTTTTTGTGCGAAAGGGTGCGCTGCACCAATTCCTCAACTGACCCCGGCGTTGGATTTGCAGCAGCAATCTTCGCCAAATGTGCTTCAATTTTCTCGGCCGCCCGCGCGATGATTCCGAGTTGCGCCGCAGCGTATTCGGTAGCATGCGCGAGCTGGAGGGCCACTTGTTGCTCAATGGTGGCGCTAAGAATCGGCCCGGCCGGCGTGAATGCCTGAACATAGGACGCGGCGGCTCTATCGGTCTCGACTGACATGGTGTTCCTCCTACCTGTTGAGGTCGCCATTATCGCGCTTTCGCGGTGTCGAAAGAACGCCCCACAAGGCGCTCTGTAACGCTACAGAATGGCTCAGGTGAGCTTGCTACCTAATGCCGCTCATTCGCCACATCCCCGAGGATGACGACGACGATGACGGGGATTGCGCAGCCGTGGGCGACGATGACGGCCCGGACGAACCGGACGAATGGCGCGACTGCGCCGACGACGAGGATCTGATGCCGGGCGAGCCGGCGTTCATCGAGCGCGACGATGGCTGATAGCGCGCCACAGCAAAACAACAAGGCCGTCGCCTTTGGCAAGAACGTGGAGCGTGAAATGCCGTCCGTCTCGCAGTCTCAGAATCACCTCATGCACGCCGCGGCCGAAGGCAAGGTCGAGGGAGTTCCGAAGTCGGTCGGAAAGGACTTCGTCCGCGCCGACCATGGCCGAAAGATCGGCAAGCTGCCCAAGCACGTCAAGCGAAAGGCCAAGCGGCTCGCCAAGTCCGGCATGATATCTGAAAAGCAGCTCGCGAAGATGGAATGGAAATAGCTGTCATGCCTATTCGTCTTCGCGATGGCAGCGCCGTGTCTATGGCTGATTTAGAACAGATGCGCGCCAAGAGTCGGGCGCCGATCGAGGCGCGTTATTCGTTTGTCCGATGGTGCTCACCAGTCGTCGATGCCCTCGAAAAATTGCGGACACGGTTCATCCGCGAGCGTGACGAAATGATTGCGCTGCAGAAGGCCGCTCAGAAAAACAGTGACCGCGATGGTGCGAGGTTCTTCCGGGAAGAGGTTAGCGATCGTCTCCGGTATTATCGGGCGTGCTGCATCGTCCTGCCGTGGGTCAGTGCATCCTATCCGGGCGACTGTAAATTTGTTGAGCCGAAAGACGTTCCCTTGGAACTGGGCTCGGCGGTGGATCTAATCTGGCAGTGGGCGGCGGATTGATGATTGACGACCTGGCGGAGAGCGCCGCGAGCCTTGGGATGCGGATGCATTCCCAGTCGCTGGTATTGAGGGGGCGGCTTGACGCAGAGGATTGGAAGGCGTTTCTCGCCGAATGCACCAAGGCCATGGGGATGACGCCCGTCGCCGAGGCGTCGATCTGGGAATACCCGATTGAGGGCAAGGGCGGTTCTGGCATGACGGCGTTCCAGCCGATCGTCGAATCGTTCATCGCTTTGGATACATGGCCGGATTTCTCTGGCGCGTACCTCTTCATAGCGTCCTGCCGCAAGTTCGATGTGGCCCAACTCGTCAAGCCGATCCAACGCTTTGCTCTCTGGCTGGACGATTCCGGCGCCCCGATCTCGCTGAGGCTCAAATGACCGACCTCAGTAAGCGCACGGCGATGATCGTGGACAATGGGTTGTTCCTCGAAATAGCCATCCGACTCGCAAAAGAGTTCGGCCGCGTCCTCTATTTCGCGCCCTGGACGAACGGCTATCCAAAGTCCAATGCCCTGATGATTGGCAAGGGCATCGATAATATCGAGCGCGTTGAAGAGCCGTGGTCGCATATGGACGATGTCGACGTCTGGGTTTTCCCCGACGTGTACGAAGGCGCGATGCAGGACTACCTCGTCAGCCAAGGCCATAACGTTTGGGGCTGCCGATCTGGCGGAGCCAATCTGGAGCTGGACCGGGTCAAGTCGAAGCAGATCAGCACGAAACTCGGGATCGACATCGGACCGTACAAGCGCATCGTCGGGCTGGACGCGCTGCGTCGGCACCTCAAGGCCAACGACGACCAGTACGTCAAGATCAGCGCGACGCGCGGCGACATGGAGACCTTCCATTCGCCGCGGTACGCCGAGGTCGAGCCGCGACTTGACGAACTTGAGCACAACCTCGGCGCCAAGAAGAAGCTGATGGAGTTCGTTGTCGAAGAGGCGATCAACGACGCGATCGAGATCGGCTACGACGGGTTCACAATCGACGGCCAGTTCGCCCGCGGCGCGATCGTTGGCGTCGAGGTCAAAGACAAGGCGTACATCGGCCGCACGATGCGTTACAGCCAGTTGCCGCCCAACGTGCGCAGCGTGAACGACAAGCTCGCCCCGGAATTGAAGCGCGTCGGCTACCGCGGCTTCCTCTCGACCGAGATCCGGGAGACCAAGGACAAGGCTTACCTCATCGATCCATGCTCGCGCGCAGGCAGCCCGCCCAGCGAGTTGTATCAGGAGATGATAGGCAATCTAGCAGAGGTCATCTGGTGGGGCGCTGAGGGCATCGTGATCGAGCCGGAATATACGGCAAAGTGGGGCGCCGAGGTTCTGCTCCTGTCGGACTGGGCGGACAAGAACTGGCAGCAGGTTCGGTTTCCCGAGGAAGTTCGCGAGAACGTCAAGCTTCGCAATTTTACCGTGATCGACGGCGAATATTACGTGATCCCGCAATGGTCGGGAATGCCGGAGATCGGCGCCGTGGTTGCAACGGGGAACACCGCCAAGGAAGCGATCTCGGAGTGCAAGCGCATCGCGGCTATGGTCGACGGCTACTCGGTTGAGAAGCCGCTAGAGGCGATCGACGAAGCCTATGAGAACCTGATGGAGTCTCTGGGCGGCAAGGTCGACGCGCCGGTTTCGAAGGAACAATCGACGGCCGAGGAAGCGATGCGCGCCGGGAAGATTTCGGCGAAACAATTTGACAAAATCGCGGCCCGTGAAGGTTGGGTCTAAGGAGTTTTGAGCCATGCCGAGACCGCCAAATTCAGCCGCGACGCCTGAGAAGGGCAAATACGTCGAGCCGCATGAGCGCCCGAACGGTCCTTGGGACGATTACGAGCTTAGTGAGGCCGCCAGTCACGTCCACCACGTCCACAAGATCGCCAAGAACAAGAAGTTCATGGAGGCGATCAAGGCCCACATGGAGGAAGAGGCTGAGGAAAAGCACGAATCCGTACGGCAGATGGACATGCTGGCGAAGTCGGGCCGGGTGTCGAGCGCGCAGCTTGAGAAGATGAAGTCTCGCTCGCATGGTTGACATCGCCGGCCAGTTGCTTGCATCGGGCGCCGCGCGTCAGGGAGCGCCGATTGGCGACCCGCGCGCCAAGCCCGTGCGCCGCGAGGATGTATCTGTCGACGAGGACAAGGCGCAGTTTCTTCCCGTCCGCAAGCTGCAGCAGCAATACCTCGACTATCTGCAATCCAAGGCGGAAGAGATCCAGGAACAGCAAGAGGCGCGCAGATACTATCACGGCGCCCACTGGACCGTCGATCAGATCAAAATCCTGCGCAAGCGCCATCAACCGCCGCTGACTTGGAACCGCATCGCGCGTAAGATCAACGCAATCGTCGGCTTGGTCGAGCGCGGGCGATCCGACCCGAAGGCCCTGCCGCGGCACATCAAGAGCGAGGCTGGAGCCGACATCGCGACGCAGGTCATCCGCTACGTTCTGGACGAGAATGATTGGAAGGGCATCGATCCTTGGTGCCTGCTGCAGTCGTGCATCGACGGGATCGCCGGCGTCCAGATGGTGTTGGTCGAGGGCGACCAAGGCGACCCTGACATCGCTCTGCCGTGGGTCATCGGCGATGAATATTTCTACGATCCCACGTCGTATCGGCTCGATTTCTCCGATGCTCTTTATCAGGGCATCTCGAAATGGATCGACGTCGACGAAGCGATCCAGATGTTCCCCGACAAGGAGGAAGAGCTTAAGGGTCTGACCTCGGGCGACGCCGACCTGACGAGCAATCCCGATCGTGAGATCAAGTGGATCAACGCGGCGACGCGCAGCATCCGCCTGATCGAGCATTGGTACAAGCGCCGGGGCAAGTGGTGCTGGGCATTCTATGTCGCCAATACCCTGTTGGATGAGGGCGTTTCGCCGTTCTTCAACGAGAAGAACAAGACGATTTCCTCGTTCAAGATGTTCTCCGTCGCGGTCGACCATGACGGTGATCGCTACGGCTTCGTCCGCAACCTGAAAGGCCCGCAGGACTCGCTCAACCAATCGAAGTCCAAGGCTCTGCACGTCGCCAATTCGCGCAAGCTGATCGTCGACAAGGGAGCGGTCGACGACATCGAGACGGCGCGCACCCAATGGGCGCGGCCGGATGGCGTGGTCGAAAAGAACAAGGGATTTGACATCACCCCGGAGGACCGGGCGCAGGACTTCACTGCGTTCACCTCGATGAGCCAAGAGGCCAAGGACGAGATCGACCAATACGCCAACCTGAACGTGGCGGCGATCAGCGGGGCGGGCATCGCCAATCTGTCTGGTCGGGCGATCGAACTCTTGCGCCAACCCGGCATGGCCGAGCTTGGCCCGTTCGTCCTCGCAATCCGGGCGTGGAAACTGCAAATCTATCGTGCGATCTGGTCGACGGCGCAGCGGCATTGGAAAACCGAGCGCTGGCTGCGCATGGTTGAAAATGATGCCCAGAAGGCCGCGTTCGTCCAACTCAATGGGTTTACCATCGATCCGTTCGGCCGCCCGGCGATGGTCAATGCGCTCGGTGCGCTGGACGTCGACATCATCCTTGAGGAAGCCCCCGACTCCGCCAGCCTCGGGCAAGACGCTTTCGATTTGGTCAAGGGCCTCGCGCCGGGGACGGTGCCGTTCCAAGTCATTATGGAACTGTGGCCCGGCCCGCGCGAGATCAAGAACAAAATCATGCAAATGCTCGCCCCGAAGCCGCCTCAGCCTGCACAGCTCGTGGCGGCAAAACTGCAAATGGAAGGCGCCGCCGCGAAAAATGCGAAAACTGCGGCTGACGCCCGCTACAGCGACGCGCGCGCTCAGAAGGCCAGCGTCGAGGCAGGCCAGGCCGCAAACGAAACGCAGCAGCAAGCCATCGCATTCCAGACGCAGAT